ATGCACCGTCGATCATTTTGTTGATCTCGTCGTAACCCTTTTCACCTGGATTGATTGGTTTGCCACAGACGTAGATCGTGTTGCCTACTTTCTTTGTATCATCCTTGCAGACTTTACCACCTTGTGCATACGTTACGTTACTGGCTTTTTCTTGTCCAGTGCCTTTGATGCCAAGTTTAGTTCTTGTTGTGCTATTGTTGCAAATGATGCACTCTGTTGAGCGATGTCGTCTGTTCCTAAGATCTTGCCTATCATACCTGCTATGATCTTTGCTTCATCCCGATCTTCAGGACCAACATCGTATCTTACCAAGATGTTATCCTGAACAAACTTCTCTAGGTGACGTTGAAGGTCCTGTGCGGATAATTTTTCAAAATTATTCTTTCTCTGTAGATTCTGTTTGTAGATGTTCCACTGTTTGGCCGCAACCTTACCAAAGTTTGCTATGCTGGTTTCTGTGCTCTTGGGTAGGCCTAGTATCTCATTAATCTTCATCTTTGCGTCTCACTGATCTATAGAATTTCTGTGGATCACGAGCTTTGATGGCATTGATGAATTTACGCTGTAGGTCATCAGCATGTTCTCTGTCATACGCGGCATCAATCTGTTCAAACAGATTGATCGCTGACTGTATGATGTTACTTCCACGGCTCTCCATGAGGTGTTTCTTGTCCTTGGTGATGTGCAAGTCATTCAGTTCGTCAAGTATGCTCCTGGTCTTTTTCTGCATTATCAAAATCTCGTTAGTGATAGTATTTATCAAGTCTCGTAGACATAATAGTTGTTTAGATTTGCCTCATGTTCTGCTTCATGAAATACTTCTGCTTCAAAACTTTTCAATAGATCAGATTCATACAGAAACGAGTTTTGTTCTTTCCAACGATCAATTGAATTTTTCCAATCATACGCACCGATGAAATTAATAAATTCAGGTTTAAGCTCAACTATATCTGAAAATTCTATGTTAATGACCTTATCAGATTGTATTGGTTCAAATGGTATTAGATAATTTTTAGCAGTTGACCGGGCCTTATCCCTATAATTCTGAACTGTTTTTTGTGATTGCCAAGGTTCACTGGGAATGTAGTAGTGTTTCACAGATCTGATCCATCTATATAATCTACTCTTGTAAGTTGCTGTTGTGATATTAAGGATTTTATCTATAGAATTTAGAGGAGTATTACCTAACCAACAGTGTGTGCCTATCCAGCTATCTCCATTGGATTCTTTTAACTTACTAAAAAATAAATCCTGATCAAATTTATCAAACACGGTATCACTATCGCCAATCTTGCCAAGATTATGTTGGTGGCTATGTATTCCGCCGTTGTATGAACTAATTTCAGAAAATGTTCCATTTAGTATATCGCAGAGCAGACCGCCGCAGGTGTAATGTGGGAAAGAAACTAATTTATACATTTGAAATTTTCTCACGTAGATCGTTCCATTTTTCATCTCTATCTGGATCATAGGCAACAAAGTTAACATTCTCGACGAGATCAACGATCTTTTGATCAAGCTCGATGTTTAGTCGAGGTAATATGTTTTCCTTAAGATAATTTAAATGAACGATAGGCGTTGGTTGAACTTCATTACCTCTATTGGAAAACTTTTGAGAATATGATTCCATACCATCAGTGTCGATCCAGGGTAATAGTTCTGTATCCTCGTCGAGGAAATCGATCGGATATGTTGAAAAGTATAGATGCTTAATTCCCAAAAATTTTAATGTATATGACAGGGCTATAGCAAACAGTTTAGATCTATTCTGCGACTGAATGGGTCCAACCAGTCGATGGTAATCTTTAATTATTTCCTGATCAGATGCACTTGAGCTCCACCATGTTTGATCAAACACTGTTTTATCTATGTCACTATATACAGAGTCTGCCTGTTTGACAGATTCAGAATAAGAGTCTTCGATAATCTTATCAAACCTATCAGACTTAGCCCACTGAACTAAAAATATGTCATTGGAGTTTGCCTTTAAAGCGGCCTTAACTGCACAATTAAAGATAAACTCATTGCCGGCACCAACATGACCATAGTTTTCCACGGAATCGGTGATCGCATCTAACAGTTGAGGCCATTCAGGCCAGATATGTCCTGATGCAAACCCGTCGCCAAATGTATAAATTCTCATCGTGTTTTGATTTGATTTAACAAGCTCTTGAGTTTTGAACTCTGAACTTCTGCTGTCACTTTCTTTTCTTCTTGGGGGTGTTCTGTAGATTCTGTTGCTTCTACACCAGCAGTTGATTTGACAGACTTCATGATATCCTTGCCACTTGGTTGTGATGCTTGATATCCTTGCTGAGCTTCTTCACCTAGATCAGTGATTCTCAATGTTTCTACATTGAACTCCAAGTCAACCTTCATACCAACACCTGAACTTGACCTAGTCTTCATTAACTGTAATTGATATCTGCCACGTTCACGCATAGCACGGCTTGTAAAGATACCAAACACATTATCAGCAGTGTTGATCTTACTCAACCCACCTGCGATGTGACTGTGATCAAACTCTACTTCTTCAACAGCACCCCTATTCAACTGTGAAGCAGTTACAAACACGATGTCTAATTCTTTTGCTAAGTTTCTTAGTTCCTCAGACACATACTTGTCTTTGACAAACAAGTCATTTGGCGATACTTTAGCACTCACAGGCATCAATAAGTCCAAGTAGTCAACACACAGGAAGTCTGCTTTCTTACCTGTCTGTATCTCAAGTTCTTTCATATATGCCCTTAGGTCATTGACGTTTGACTGTGCTGGCATATACTTGATGCGTAGTTGTCCTGCCTTCTTGCCTGCCAGTTTGACCTTCATCTCAACATCATCAATCTTCTTAAAGATCTCTTTTGAACTCGTGTTGGTCATCATCGAATCCATACGCATTGAACATAAGCCTTCTGAAAGTTCCAACGTCATATACACACCGTTCATACCAGTCATTGCCCAGTTGACTGCCAAGTTCTGCATGAACAAACTCTTACCCGAACCTGATCCGCCTGCAAATATCTGTAGCTCACCTCTGTTGAATCCACCATACAGTAATCTATCCAACATTGGCCAACCCGTTGATACCTGTCCGTTGCTAGACTTGATCGCTTCTAACCTTGCCTTGGGATCATCAAAATAATCTGTGCCCATGTCCTTGGTCAATGATATCTGCACTGCATCCTTGATCAATTTCTCTACTGGATTGTAGTCGCCCTTTTCTAATAGGTCTGCTGATTTGAGGATAGCACGTTCTAGTTCCTGTCTGCGTGTGAACTTCTCAAACTCTTCTAAGAACCAATCATAGTGTCCGTCCTTGATGTCTGGTATTGCATCTAATTTAATTCTAGCCACTGCTTCTACCTGTTTGCGATCAGGCATAGTCTGATGTTTATCACAGTGTTCCTTGATGAACTTGGCCGCTTCTTGTAACGATCTATCAAAGTTTTCTGGATTAAAGATGTTCTGCACACGAACATAGCTCTGTGCATCCTGCATCATCATTTCCAAGAATAATCTCTGTATCTCAGGTCCGTATTCGTTTATCAAGTTTCTTCCTCGCTAGTTCAATTTTAATCTTACTTGTTTCTCTCGCTGTCATAATAGTTATCAATGTGCCTAACTTGCCATAACGTTTTACAGCATCATTGACATCTTTGATGTCATTTGCCCAATTAGGTATTGATACAGCAAAACCCAGTTCAACAGCACGATCAATCAGTTTAAGTCCTGCCTCATCTTGATCTGGCACCACTGTTATGTCTTTGCGTAGGCTCTTTAACAGTCTTGCCTGCTTGTCATTGATGTCATTGTGTAACAATGCCAAACAATTTAGGCTCAGTGCGTCAAATATACCCTCAACAACTATGGCCTGTGTCCAATGAGCCTGTTGTAGGTCCGTGCCAAACACATATCCTGGCTGTTGTTCACTGATAAACTTTGGTTTGCGATCATCTAAGTATCTCGCAGTGTAGCCAACAAGCCTATCCTCATAGGTATATGGTATAACAATGCGTTCTGCTTGTCTACCTTTTTGGTCTGGTGATATCATGTATGGATAATCACCTGGATCTATTGCCCTAGATTCTAGATAGTCCACATATTTTGTGTCTGACTCTTCAATTAATCTAAGATCTGTTGGCATCTCAACGTCGTCAAAGGATATATTTTCTATTTTTGTCTTGGCACGATCCTCGACCAACTGTGCCATATCCTTGTGTTTGAGACTTTCTAGGTTAAGTGCCTGTATGGTTGGCTGGTCTAATCCAAACCAACTCAATAGTTTGCGTGTCTTAAAGGATAGTGTTCTGCCTAGTTTGAAACTTGCTTTGAATCCACAGTTGAAACAGTGATAACTCCAGTCCTCACCGTTCTGTTTGATACCGCCACGCTGTCTCTTATCTTTACTATCGCCATTATGTTCACAGCAGACAGCATTAAAGGATATCCAACCTGATGCAGTTCGCTTGTGTTTACTAGGAATAACAGATGTAATGTCTAACATTAAGTTAGTATAACAGAATCTATCTCAGGAATCAACTGGTCTTTAATCATTTGATGTCCAATTTCATTTGGGTGACCATCTGGTGCTGTAATCTTTTCTTTTTCTGGATGATGAACTATCCAATTGCAGTAATTGTGTTCTGGCCAAAGCAAGGTTGGCACTTGTAAAGCATTTTCTGGTGGCATGATGTGAAACTGTAGCATTGGTATTTGTTGTCTAGCACTGATTCCATCAAATAGATAAACAGCCTGTTCATAGTTATATTGATCAAGCTCAGGAGAAGATGAGTATGCCAGTAACTTTTTACCAATATCACGGAAATGCTCTGGAATAACACTAGAACCATATTCTATCCAGGCACTGTGTTCAAACTTGTTCCATTCCTCATCATCACAGTATTGATGATGCTCAGGATTGAACAGCGTAAATCTATCTGAATCAGTAATACCGTGTAAGACTAAACATTGTTCAGGATTAGGTTCGTTGCGTAACCAATAAAGAAAAGTCCATATGGCGCTCTGCAGGCTACCACCAGGTATGCCGTAGTTCTCAACTGGCACTCCATAATGCTTACCTAATAATCCTAGGTAACAGTGTCCTTCTCTATATTCCTTGTTTTGATCTAAGCTAGAGGCATATTTTCGATCCTGCAGATCAAGTGAGATTAATTCATCACCATACGTCCAACTATCGCCGAAACCAACAATTTTTTTGATCTTCAATATAAACTATCTAACTTTAAGTTCTGAAATACTACCACTCACTTCTTCAATGCGTAATCTTAGATATGGGTGATACCCGGTTACATTTATATATCCGGTAGTAGAACTCGCTTCTAAATTTATATCTGATGTAATGTCATACCATAGATCATCATCACCAGTAGCACCTTCTAACACAAGAATGCCTGTGAATGCACTAGGTTTGTATTGGATTGTGGTTGTCTGACCCTTGCTGGAAAACTCACTTGAGTAATGTGTGGTTGATCCATCTGTATCATTGAAACTCGGTATGGTCACTGACGTGCTTTCTGTATGCTCTGGTAATACTGAGTCTACAATGTTAACAACGCCACGCCCACCGTTGTTGTCATCAACGAACACAGCGTCATATAGATCGCTTGTTGACAGACTACGTTCAATTGAGTAGTTAGCCTGCTGTGCAGTGATAGCATCTAGATCTTCTTCCGT